CATAGACTTTCAGAGGGTCGCGCGCGATATGGGCAACTTGGCGAACGACATGACGATCACACGGCACGGGACGAAGCTCGAGTTGGCGTGCCGTGGGGACTTTGCGGATCAGGAGACGATCCTCGAGTTTGGGGACGAGGTGAAGACGCGGACGAGCGCCACGTACAACCTCAAGTACATCAACCTATTCACGAAGGCGACGGGGCTGTGCTCGAGCGTCCAACTCATGCAGGACTCGAGCGACGATCAGATGCCCATCGTGTTCCGGTACGGCATCGCCAACCTCGGAGATGTCAAGTTTTACCTCGCTCCAAAAATGGACTGAAATCGATCCTGATCGAACCCTCATCCTTCAGAAGAAATCTTTTAAAAACTTTTACATTAAAATTAATTCCGTGAGATCCAAGACCACATGAGAACGTGACCCTGGGGAGTAGAGGGACCCAGTGAGAACCCACCAGCCACGAGGGCCCCTCGAGTCTTTTCATGTCGTCTGTGACGTCACGGCCTGTTGACTCGACCCAGGCTTTCGCGATTGGTAAGCGCATTGTGTGACCCGTGGGTGGCCAGGACGTCCCGAGGCACGTGTGGACCCGGCCGCCGAGCCGGTACCGTGTGACCCGCGTGACGCCGACGGGGGGCGGGGCGCCAACCTCGGTCAGGGTTCGATCTTGGACCTCGTAGATGTTTAAAATTTTGAAATTTTTGGGCCAAAAGAAGTAGACTATGTCCATATATAAAAGTTTCCGAGGAATTATTCCTAGTGATGGAGGCGCGTTTCAATGAAAAGGTGCGTGAGTTTCAGGATCTTATTGCGGCGGCTGACCCACGGGACGTACCGGCCATCGAGAGCGAGATGTTCGAATATATGGCACGGACGTCACCCTTTATAAAGGAGTATCATCAAGAGTCGACGGCGGAGACGAGCACGCGGACCGTGGCCAATATCAAGATTTCGTCGCGCAAGGGGGTGCAGCGGCAGGACATCTACCAGGCCTATCTGGCTGAGATCGAGGAGGTGTACGGTTCGGCCAGGACCGTCGACAAGTGGCGGAAGCCCTGCCCGAACTGCGGGGCCAACTTTTCATTCAATTTTGACGAGGCGCAGAGCGAGGACTCGTGTGTGGAGTGTGGCTACGTCGAGTACGTGCAGGGTGAGGAGATTGGGTTCAAGGAGGAGCAGGAGATGGAGAAGAACATCGTCTACTCGTACAAACGCGAGAACCACTTCAACGAGTGGGTCAGCCAGTTCCAGGCCAAGGAGTCGACGAGCGTACCACCCGATGTTATCGATCAACTACGAGCAGAATTTAGAAAACAAAAAATTAAAGAACTTTCTGAAATTACTCATGAAAAGGTCAAGGCGCTGCTCAAGAAGCTGGACAAGTCAAAATACTACGAGCACGTGCCCTACATCACGACGATTCTCAACGGGATTCAGCCCCCTACAATGAGTCAGGCACTTGAAGACCGGCTACGACTCATGTTCCATCAGATACAGAAACCATTTGAGAAACATCGGCCAAAGGACCGTAAAAACTTTTTAAGCTATTCCTACACCCTGTACAAATTCTGTGAGTTGCTCGGCGAGGACGACTACCTGCCGTGCTTCCCGCTCCTCAAGTCAAAAGAGAAACTTTACAAACAGGATGAAATTTGGAGAGGGATATGCCAAGAGCTACGCTGGCAGTGGATTCGAACAGTGTGACCCTTAGTGACTCCGGCGACCGCGGAGGGACGTGAGGGCGCGGGCGGCGCTGTTGACGTTCATCATGGCCGCCTTTTCTTCGCGGCGTGTGAGTTTGAGGTATTCGCGCTTTTCCCGGCCGGTCAGAGGGGCCGAAGACCGCTTGACCTTGTTGATCAGGGCTTGGATCCGGCGCTCCTCGTTGGCCGTGACGCGCTGGTTGATGCCCGCGAGGTTCGCGCGGATCTTCTGGTTGCGGGCCATGGTGGCCGCATTCTCCTTGGCCTTGGCTTTGGCCTTGAGGCGCTGGCGGAAGCCACCGACGGTCGTACGGACACGGGCACCCGCCGCTCTGACGCGGGCCAGGGATCGGCGCATTGTGCCGACCACCGCATTGCGGCTCGATCTGACGTAGCCGTGGACGACAGCAAGGCCCTCGCGGACCGTGCGAATCTTGCGATGGGCCCAGGTCTGGACAGCGGCCACGCGCTCGAGGATGGCGTCGCGGATGTGGGCGGGCAGGGCGTACAGAGCCTTGAGCAGACGGCCGACCGCCTTGACAAACTTGACGGTACCGGCACGTGCGACCGGCGCACCCGCGCGCAGGACGACCATGAGCCCCTTGGCGGCCGACATCAGCAGCGCACCGACGGGACCGCTATAAACCTTCTCGATGATGACGAGGCAAAGGATAATCGCAAAACCGTAGAACGAACCCTTGACGTAAGGGGCCACGCGCTGAATAAACGCGGCCGTCTCGGCGGAAAACTGGGCCGCGATGGCCGTCATGGCTGCCGCGCTCGCCGCATTCATGCCGCCCGTGGGCATCTGGATGGTCACGGGGGCGGGAGCAGCTACCGCGCCGGCGCGGAGAGCGTGCCACATGGCGCCACCAAAACCGCGGGCCGCCTGACCCACCATCATCGCACCAGAGCCTGGTTGGGCGGCAAGGCCGCCTGGAATCATAGCCATTTTATAGTTTAGCGAGATTTACTTTTGAACCCGGATGCGTACTTGTCACGGACCCACTTGGCGTCAGCCTTGTAGATGCGGGACGCGCGGGGCAGGGTGCGCTTGGTCAGGGTCCCGATGGCCTGAAGACGGCGAAAGACGGACAGGGGAGCCTCCTTACCCTTGCTGATCGCCTTGCTCAGCGCCTTGTAGCGGTTCGTCTTGGCCTCGACCGGGTGGTACCCGTACGAGGTCAGCATGCCCTTCTTCAGCCGGCCGATCAGCTTGGGCCCCTTGCCGATCGCCCCCACGTCGTAGGTCGGCATCGGTTTCACGCGGGTAAAGCCCGCCTTCCGCATGTACGTGTAGGACTTGCGACCCGGGATCGCCTTGACCGAGATTTTCTTGGCGGTCCGGCTGACCGTATAGCCCGATCGGATTATGTGCCTCATTTACTAATCGTCGAGATTTTTGTCCAAAGACGAAGAGTTCTAGACCGTCCGCGCCAAAGTCAAATATATCAATGTCATCACTTTCTATAAAGTAACTTTGGTACGGATAAGTGTGCCTCAGCCGCATAACTCCTGCGAATATATCACCTATGTAAGACGGTAGAGAGGCCGAGGGACCACTGGGTGAAGGTGAGATGTGGCGGATCGCAACAACCTCGTGGAGCGGCTTGGTGACGAAGGGCAGGCCGGGTAGGGATTCTTGAAAGCCTCCATCCACATAGCGCCAGTCCCCAATTTTGACGCTCGAGAACAAGAAGGGGACGGCGATCGACGCACAAATCACATCGACGACGCTCGTGCCTGGATGCGTCTCGTGTGAAAAGTAGACGGTCTGCCCGCGATCGGTGCAGAACGCCGACATGTAGAGGGCCACGGGACGCCTGTTCCACAACTCACCAAAGGTCATGTCCCTCATTTTAAATTTTTTAAAAATTGCATTGGACAGGGCCCGTCGGATGTTGTGCATCGGCACGAGTCCAAAATTATTTAAAAAATTTTTTATATTTAATTTCATGAGTTTGGCAATAGGCACCTGAAGTGCAAAGTCGAGCACGTCCGGGATGGACCCGTCAAACACGACCCATAGGAAACCGAGAATCGCACCCGCGCTCGCCCCACTCACACCCTGGACCCGACTCAGATCCATCTGTGACAGTTGTCCTAGGAACGCATAAAAGGCCATCGCCCCCGGCCCTATAACGAGCCATTTCATTGCTCAATAATAAGTAGGAAAGGCAATTCTTAAATACGAAAATATAAAGAGGAAGACGACGCCCTTGAGGACCACAACGATGCTCTCGTCGACGGGCACGGGCACGGCGCCGAGGAGGCCGGACAGGACGCCAGTCACGATGATGTCAGTACGGGTTAGAGTCAGACGGAGGATAAACTTGATGATGATCCATGAGATGAGCGGCACGAGCAATGCGGCATATTCCCGCGTTTGATCGAGCGCTTGGACCACCATGAATACAGTCGCAGGCACAGCCACCTTGGGAGCGGCCAAGTCAAGCATCTTTTACTAGTAGAGCTGGATATAATGTTCGAGCCAATTCTGAAAAGCCTGTGCGTCCAGTTCAGACGCTAGATTGAGGTTCTTCCATAGAGCCACCACGGGCATCTTGAGGTTGACGTCCTTCCACCACTTGTCCTGGTTGTGCAGGAGGTCGCAGTATTCAGCCACACCATAGCGCGCCAGGACTAGGGCGTGGTTGTCCCACGCGAAACCCTGGATACGGCACACGTCTGCGTAAATTTCATCACAATACATCGCCTCCCAATCCTCTGGATGGAGGGGCTCAGGGCTCTCTTCACGATCGGGGTCCGAGTCGGAGTCGTTGTGACCCGATCGCCTGAACAGAGCGTCGCGTGAGTACTCGTCACCGAGACCCATTGTTTACTTGTTTGTTTAGGGTTCCTAAGCCTTAAGCCCGCTTACCGAAACCGAAGCCACCTCCTTGACGGGCTGAGCCGCGATGATGGCCAAAAGGGCCCCATCGGTCCGGGCCGCATCCTGCTCAAAATAATTCATAAGACCCACGCGGATAACATCCTTGGTGATGCCACCCTTGGTCTTTTTCGTCTTGAGGTTCACCTTGACCTTGTCCTTGACCTTGACGGTGTCGATATCGTTCTGAGCCATGTGGGTCGTCACAAACTTTTTGAGTTCTTTTTCACGTTTATTGAGCACGGCGAGGTCCTTGCGGGCCGCCGAGAGCTGCGTCTTGAGAGTGATCCATTCGTTCATAATCTGGGCAAAGTCGGCCATCTATTATTTACCAAGCACTTATTTAACCAAGGACTGACGCAACTAAGCGTACTCGGGGCTTATCTCGAAACGCGGGCGCATCGTGTCAGGGGGGATCGTGCTGAGGTTGAAGATGCTGACGGGGGCGCGGGGGTTCGTCGGCTCGCTGCGGAACTGCTGGTTGGCGTTGCGCAGGACACCGCCGATCGTCTCCGGGTAGCCAATCTGGCTGCGCGGGTCCAGGTAGTTCTGGCCCTGAAGGATCTGGTCCGGGGCGAACTTGCCGAAATCCTCAGTCACCGCCACCTCACGGGGAATGAGGCCTGCTGCGGACACGTCGTACGAGGCGGCGCTGCCGTCCACTGGAGCGGCGTTCAGAGTCATACCCGGGCGGGCCAGACCGTCGCCCTGGACACCACCGGCCGCCTGTGCGAAGAAGCTCATCTGGGGTGCGAACAGCACAAATGCCAGGATCGCCAGGAGGACCAGTGCCACGATAGTCTTGCGGTTCAGCATTTATTAATAGGTACCGATAATTTTTTCAGTCAATGTAGTCGGCCGGATCGTCCTCTGCTGCCGCCTCCTCGACCTCGTCCTCGAACATGTACTGGGTAGGGAAAGATGGCGCCTTGGGGGCGGCGCGGACGCGTGCCTGAACCACCCGCCACACGGCACCGAAGGACTTTTTCAGGAACCACAGACCGGCCAGCTCGACCAACACATCGCACTGCGCACCCTCGCCGATCGACTCGAGCTCGATGGCCACCTTCTGGCTGTCGAACGCCTTGGTGACCACGGACCCCTTGACCTTGGCGAGGCTGGCGCTGAGCGTGCCGTCCGTCAAGCTCGACTGGAACGCGCCCTGGATGGTATCGTCCTTGAGGTCCGCGCCGAACCACGCCTGCTTGTCCGCCTTGGCACGGGAAACAATCTCCTCATCTAGAACCGAGATTTTCTCCTGAAGAGACTCTGGGACTTCGAGCGTCGGGTTGGCGGCGGTCAGACCCTCCTGGACCTTGACGTTGTTCAACTGAATCACGCAACCAGAGATTTTGAGGAAGCGGCGACCGTCTGGCAGCTTCACTGGGGCACCAAACTCCATCTTTAGTAATTGAAAATTTTTAAACAAAGAGTGCTTGGGCGCACCGACTAATTTCTCGTTAGATATCAATGTGCGACACGCGGTGCATGTGTCTGCCCAGCCTCACGGGGACGTTTTGCGGCTGGATAGATCGACAGGACGGTATCGTCCATCCATGCGCCCCTGGGTGCTGCAACCCCCCCTGCTCAGAGTCTCCACCATCAATGATTGGAGAATATAAACAAACGCGTGGTGTGAATCTACCCCCTGGCTTTGGTGAGGAACTCAAGACGAGTGATATGGCGACGTGGCGGAAATGGGAGGCGCCGTTCGCCCCCGTCCCACGGACACCTGAACCCCCATATCACAGAAGGTTCTTCTTCATGTTGCTTCTCGTGGCTCTGATGGTCTTCATGGCGCTACTCCTGGTTTAAAGACTCGAGCCCAGTACATAGTAGAAGATGTCTACTCCTGCCACGCTCGAGACTATTGCTGCTGATGTCCAGGCCCTGCAGAAGGATTTGAAGTCCCTGCGTAAGATGGTCCGCAAGGTCCTGGGTGACATCGAGGACCCGACGGGCGAGAAGAAGGCGGCCCGTGCACAGAACAACGGCTTCAACAAGCCCCAGCAGGTGACCGAGGCTCTGCACAAGTTCCTGAGTCTGCCGGCCGGTGAGCTAATCTCCCGCTCGGCCGTGACCAAGGCGGTGAATGCCTACGTGACGGAGAAGGCGCTGAAGGCTGGCCAGAACATCAGCCTGGACGAGACCCTGAAGGCACTGCTGAACGTGCCGGAGGGTACCCAGGTGACGTTCCTGAACATCCAGAAGTATCTGAACCAGCACTACAT